CGTTTGAAGGGTTATGATTATCCTGGCTATTATCTTTGTTTCTATAACTCTACCAATTCGACAAACGCAAGCGGTGGAGCTGGAACGTTGACGGCTGTTGCGGGAGGAAATGCGATTGCTTACATTTCAGCAAGCTCAGGACTTGGAAGACATTTATACGGCTTCTTTGATAGTTGTTTGAAACCGTTAGCAAACTTTGAAGAGATTGCTTCAGTTTACAACGCTGCTACTGGTTATTATGAAATCGACATTACCGATTATAAATACATGCAATATGACAAGCTGCGTGTGATAGTTGGTAAAACAGGAGCTTTCAATATATCGGACGTTTATTGTTCTGCCGAAGGAGGTATTGAAAAGAGGATAGACAAAAATATCTTCAAACCTTTGAAGCGTCAAGGAACGGAACTGATGACCGATACTGGTATGGGAGCTACTTATAACGACCAATGGGAATTAACTGATGGCGCTGCTTTTGGAACTATTCCTGCTGCTATCAATCAGTACCCTGGTTTTCATAGTGCTTACAAGTCGTTTATCAAACTTGGTTACGATGCGGAGAACTTCCCAGGTGTTATGAAAAAGACCTTTACAATTGACGAGGCAAGAGGTTACAGAGATGTAATTGTCCGAGTAACTGCCCGACTGTTCCCGAAGGTTTATGATACCACGAAAACTCCTGACGATACTTATACTAACGTTCAGCAAATCACTCCTTCTTCTTATGACCTTGCTACCTTGTGCGTAGGTTTGAAGATGGGCACCAGTACTCCGAGTGTAGAACGTAGAATGGTAGATGTCGATTGGGCTGAGCTTGAAATCAGAACTTGCATACCACCGTATGTAACCAATATGGAAGTAACTCTTTGGAGAGATGACCGTGATTTGGAAAATTCCGATTATAAATCAGTTGATTGGCCACTTCAGGTTTGCGATGTTAGTGTGCAAACTATTGAATCATAAGTTGAATTCTATTAACTAACCGAGAATAGGGAATAAGCCATTGGGTTTGTTCCCTTTCTTTTTGTATTCAATGTCATATGAGCGTATGTAGCCGAGAGTATCACAGAAAGATTATAAGTCACGAGCAAGCATGTAAATCGTTTCTATGGATAACGAGACACCAAAGTTATACCGAGAGTGTGAACGTATTGACCAGTAACGCCAAAGAGGCAGCTCTGTCCTTGTAACTGAGGGGTAACTTCTGACAACTGCCGACTATCATACCCAAGTAATTTGTAACAGATGTTTAACAAAGGGGGGAGCGAGGGGGCAACATTCTCTGTATCCTAACACCCCAAGTAATATTGAATTTATGGAAGCAAAGAAAACAGTTTGGAGTATCTTCCGAGATTATGTCAATAGCAAGCCTATTGGAACGGAGATAACGAGGCAAGAAATTCTTAATCAGGTTGAGAAAGAACTTGTCGAGATTGGTAAGACAATCAACCATTACCAGAAAGGTACAGTAGCAAATTTTTCATCTACTACTTTGGACTGCGCATGCAATATGGCGACAGGCAGATATTATCTTGAAAAGACCGAGAAAGTTGGTCACTATAAGATAATTTGTCATTTTCCGTCAGATTATACAATTTCTCAGTTGAGGAAAGACTATGACCGTGAGCGAAGATGATAGCAGAAAGAAATGGACATGGCAGTAGAAATAACAGTAACGAGGATTAACAATTTTGAATATTCCTTTAAGCTATCGAGCAAGAATGGGATAAGGCACGTTGCAAAGGCATTGACTTTTCGCAACCCTGGCCCTTTTGCCTATTCGTCAAAAATAGAGAAGTTTGACAAAAAGAAGTTCACTTTCAAAATAGGCATGTTGCCTACGTTGGAAAAGTATATCCGAGTTCACAACCTTTCATATCAGATTTCAGACTATGATTTTGCTCTGCCCGAAGGCGTGGAGATAGACAACCGAATGTCGGGAAAGTATATTCACCAACGCAAGGCGGTTGAGGCTTTTTATCGTAGGAGGTTTGGAATCATAGTCGTTCCCACCAGAGGAGGAAAGACCTTCATTGCTTCGGAAATATTGCGTATATTCTTGAATACCGATGATGGTAACTTTCTGTTCCTTACCGATAACACAACGCTGTTTAATCAAGCCGTAAATGATATCAAGGAGTATTTTCAGCCGTATGGTGGTATAGAGGTAGGAGAAATCAAAGCTGGCAAGATTGACACTGGCAAGCGTGTAACTGTAGGAATGATTCAAACAATTCAATCTACGTTCTCTGCCCGATGTAAAGACAAGGTCAAGAAAAGGGAGCTTGATAAGTATTTCAAAACATTAAAGTTCCTTTGCGTGGACGAGATACACGACAACTGTTCCGATGCGAAGCTCAAGACCTATAAGAAGGCGAAGAAATTGGAATACCAACTTTGTCTTTCAGCAACTCCGTATCGAACAGGTACGTTAGTTCAGAATTTGAAGCTCAAAGAATGGAGCGGTGATGTTCTTTACACGATAACCGAGAAACGGTTGAGAGAAAGAAAGGTATTGTCAGACTATCGTGTGTTCATGCTACTTATTGACCATAATGATATTGAGTACGACATTGAAGTGGACGATTACAATGGTTATCGAAGAGAGTTGATATTTGAATCAAAACTTCGTAACAAGCTATTGATGCAGGTTATCGGAATACTCCGAGAGTTGAACCTCAAAACGCTTGTGTTATTCCAAAGCGTAGAGCATGGACGCAGGGTGGAACGTATTTCGGGAATACCTTTTATCAGCGGAGAAAATGACAGTGAGGAGCGTGAGCGAGCAAAAGAGGAGTTCTTGGAGGGTGAAGGTGGATTTTTACTGGCTTCAAATATCTTCAAGAAGGGCGTCACACTTCCGCAAGTTGAAGTAATGATAAACGTGGACGGAGGTTTGGAAGATGCTAACACTATTCAGAAGAAAGGACGTGTATTGGGAGCAACAAAAACCAAGAGCCGAAGCCTGATAATTGACTTCTTTGATTTGTATGATGCCTATTTCTCCGAACACTCTGAAACAAGGTTAAACACTTATATCGGAGCTATCGGTGAGAAGCGTGTCGGCATTCTTGATACTTCGATTGATGATTGGAAAGAAACAATAAAAAGATGGACAATAAAGTGGTTCGCCGCAGACAAAGATTATTCAGATATGCAGTAGATACGTTCGTGGAGTTATTGGAGCAAGTTACCAAACGGAAAGTTAATTACAAATGTAACAACTCCGATACAGCTTGCTGGAATAACTTCATGGACACTTTCTCTGACCTTATCGGAGAAGAGTTTGTGCGAAAATTTGCTGAGTATGGTATTCAATCTTGGTTCAACTCAGGGGCAAAGAAAGACTATTCACGAGAAATACGGTTCAATTGGGTATTTGGAAAAACCGCCATAGCGAGGTGGAAAAAATACGATATAGACACCAATGTATATATTACAAGGATTGGGTTGAAGAAAGACCATAAAATCAATGTAATAAAGAAGAAAACTGAGATACCAGCGTTAATATCTACTATCCGTCCAGTAGAGGAGAAATTCAAAGCGGACTACCATAATACCAACAGAGGGTTTTTATGGTGTATAGCAAATACAACTCTGTATTTTCATAAGAGTTCTAAATGCGCAACTTGTAAATTCAAAAATGAATGTAAGGAGCTTCTGAAGAAGGAGTATCCAAAAATATATGTAAAAAGAGGTTATGGCGAAAAATGATGGATTAGCAAGTAACTTCGTTGTTGAGCTTCTTGCGGCTGCATTAGAGAAAAGAACAGTATTTGAAATTGTTAGACAATACTTGAAATTCTCTTATTTGCAGATTGAAAGCGAAAAGAAGCTATGGCAATGGGTTACAAAAAGATATGACCGAACAGGAAAAATTCCGACTATCGGTCAGATTCAACAACAATTCCAAGATGATGAAAATGTATTAGAAAAACTTGAGGAAATAGCCGATGTAGAGATTGACGAGCAAGGCGGTCATGAGATGATAGTTGATACTTTCGAGAAGTTCATCAAGAAGATGAAATTTTTGGAAGCTAACGACAAGATTGCTGATTTGTATAATCAAGGAAAGAAAGAGCAATCTTGGGATATGTTCGTCAAATACGCTGAGGACTTTTCCAAGTTCTCTATTCAGTCTGCTAAATTTGAAACTGTTTTTGGAGATTTTGCCGAACGTCAAGCAAAAAGGAAGAGCGATGAATGGCAATTCCGTTATAAGATACCGACTGGTATTGATGAAATAGATTATCGGTTGGGAGGTGATAATGGTGGGCCAGAAACAGGTGAGTGCGTTCTTTGGCTGGGAGACTCAGGAGCTGGTAAAAGTCAGGTTTTGGTATCCGTAGGAATATCAGCAGCAAGACAAGGTTTCAGAGTAGCCCACTTTCAATTAGAAGGTACGAAGGAACAATGTTTGAACCGATACGATGCCGCTTGGACAGGTACGTTATATCAAGATGTGAAACTTGGTAACATTACTTCCAAGAAGATGGAGGTGACCAAACGTATTATAAAGAAGCTACGAAAGAGTGATATCATTGTAAGCTCCGAAGAAACTTTCAACGCTAAGACCTTGCCCGATATACGGAGAGAGGTCAAGGAAATGGAGAAAACTTATGGTAAGATTGATGTTATCATAATAGACTACTTGGAGTTGTTAGAAGTAGGTGATGGTCATAACTATACACCTCACGAGGAGCGTTTCAGACAAGCGAAACTTGCTAAGGGTATGAAGATGCTTGCTATGGAGTTCAATGCCGTAGTTCATACCGCTACTCAGTCAAGTAGTATCGGAGAGGAACAGAAGAACGACCCAGAGTTTGTAATCACCCGTGCTCAACTTTCGGAGGATAAAGGAAAAATCAGACCGTTTGATATTTTCATTACGATTAACCAAACAATGGATGAGTCCAAAGAAGAGATTATGCGACTTCATACTGATAAGCTCCGAGACTACAAGAACGGTGACCCAATTCATATATGTAATAATTTCGCATACGCAAGGTTTTATGATAGAAAGCGTACATTGAATACAGATTGGGATGAATATGAAACGAGCAACAAGGAAGATTGATGATGCTGACCTTCGTGATTTGTTAATCAATCCGAAGTTAAACCGAAGAGGACAATACATTTGCGATTGTCCTTTTTGCGGTAAAGAAAAGCATTTTTATATATCACGTCAAACTCAACTTTGGGATTGTAAGAAGTGCGGTGAATATGGAAGTATTTACAAACTTCTTAAACAGCTGGACAAAACTTATCTGCTGGGAGGAGCAACGGTTGAAATTCGAGAGACTATTCAGAGCCTTCGGAGTATCGTTGCGGAAAGCATAGAGGAGGATGAGGTGACGTTAAAGGAGCTGCCTGTTATAAAGATGCCTGTGGGGTGGAAAGTGTCCGTAGCAAGCACGAAATACCTATTGGGGCGTGGAATAACTCCTGCTGATTGTAAGCGTTATAATATAGGAGCTACTGATTTGTATCGGAAATACCAAAACTATGTCTTGATACCAATTTACGATGGCGGAAAGATACGAGGTTTTTTGGGACGATACGGAGCTAAGAAAGTTCCATCAGACCGATTAAGATACAATAACAGTGTTGGTACGGAGTTCTCCGAGCTTTTGTTTGGATATGACGAAATAACTGAGAACACTACAACTGTTATATTAGTAGAAGGAATTTTTGACAAGATAGCGGTTGACAAAGTTCTTCACTTATGGGATAGCGAGGATATAAAATGCGTTTGTACGTTCGGAAAGAAAATCAGCCCAGAGCAATCGAAAAAGTTAATGTTGAAGGGAGTCACAAATGTCATATTGTTATATGATTTTGACGCTATCAAAGACATCAAAAAGTACGGTTTGGAACTTGAAAATAACTTCGTTACAAGTATTACATATACTACAAAGAAGGATATTGATGAATGTACGGAGCAAGAAGCGTTGGAAGTTTTCACCCACCTTCAGAAACCGAGAGAGTTCAACGAGGATGTAATTGGTAAATTAAAGAAGTGATGAATATGGATAAGACAAGAAACCTATCAGTAGCAGAATACTTTTTGGTAATACAGAAAGAGTATTTGATTGCTGAATTTAGAAAGAAGATATATTACAACCCGAAGGATAAGGCATATTATCAAAGGGTGATGACGCACAAGGCTAAGAAGATAAACGACATTGCTAAACGCAATCGTTTAGATAGCATTCTGAACAATTCCAGTAAGCTGGAAGAAGTACGGAGCGAGCTATTTGATAAACTTGGCAAACCAAAGTTTGAATTGACCGAGCTTGATGTTGAGAATTATTACGCTATCGGTAACGAGTTTTCATATCACGGAGGGATATGGATTTTGGACCAAGTTAAGAGCGATGGAACATTGACACTTTATTCCGCAAAGTTACAAGAATATGAAGATGCGAATAAAGACGATGTATGTCGAATATTGTAGAAAATAGAATTTGTAGTTTATCCAATAAAACATTGGGTTTGTCTGGGGTTTTACTTAACAAAAGTTAAATCTTTGGGCAAACCCAAAAATTTTTTCGATTTTATTTTGCCGTTTGAAAAATTGTCCTTACCTTCGTATCAGAATTGTAAATTAAATTGTAAATCGCAATGGGACAAAAGATGAAAATGTCAGAAAAACTCTATCATAGATATGAGTATCTTGCGAAGAAGTACGCATCCAAGATATTCTCCTATGAAGAACTGTCCTTTGAATTTGAGGACTTGGTTCAGGAGTTCCGCTTGAAAATCTTTACTTCCATAAAATCATACGGCAGGCGATGGGCCAAATATCGGAGAAACGAAGCGTCAAAGCCAGTACCAATCCGATTTTATTTGGAAGCAGCTTGTTCTAACAAGTCCAGAGATTTTATGAAGTATATAAGTAGGGAGAACTACAAAACAAGGATTGATGAAATCAATTTTGATTATGGTATCGAAGGAGATACTCAGATAATTCCTGAAACAAATAAGTTCGTACTGAATGGAGTAGATTTATTGGAAGGATTGACGGGCAAAGAAAGAGTTATATTTTCACTTTTCTTGCGAGGTTACAATACAAAAATTCTTAACAAAGTTTACTTTAACAACGAGTCAGAGAAACGAGCAAGAAAGGAAATCTTGGACAGTGGCGATGAACCAATTGGAGTAGCAGATGTAATAGACTTACAAAAGAGTTACTTGATTCAGAAATATGGTAACGAATTGCTACAACAAAAGAAAGTATTTTCAACTTACAGTTTCGATGAAGAGTAACGAAAACAGTTTTAACAAATAAATAGTAATCATTAAAATCGTAAAAGCAATGGCAACGAAAATGAATGCAGCAACAGCAAAAAGAGTGAAGGCGTTAAAGATTAACGCAAAGAACGAAGAAGAAGCACGTGAGAAACTTCTTGAAATCTTGGTAGAAAACGGAATTGAAGGCATGGAGGAAGAGGAAACTGATACCATTCTGGACATTGCTGAATCCTTCGTGGAAGACGACAACTCAGGCGATGACGAGGAACAGACCGAAGAGGAAGAAAACGATGAACTTGCCGAGGAAGTTGAAGAAGAGGAAGTTG